GAGAGTCGTTTTAACAAAATTGAAGAGCATGCTTATGCCGACGCTAAAGACTTGGCTATTCTTAAAAACAGGGGGATGGCTTTTTTGGCCGGACTTGGGGTTGTTTTTACAGTTATTGCTACTGTTTTTTCTGACGTATTTTCAACAATAAAACACGCTGTTTTTGGTTAATAAGAATTGCATATATAAAAAGGGTCTCAGGATTAATTCCCGAGACCCCTTTTTTTATCTTAATTAAATCAGAGGATAATAGCGACGATAAGAGCTGTCGTAATTACGATTGCCGCAATGCCGACATGCCACTTCTTAAAAGTAATCGTGCCAACAGGCTTATTAATTTCGGCTACAACAACATCGTCGATCTTCGAAATCTTTTCGATCTTTCGATCGATCTTCTGTCCGATAGTCTTCTTATTGTTATTAGCCATCTTGGTTCTCCTTAATATTGTTGCTGTTATTGTAGATAAGGTCGGTTACATCGCAACCACCAGCCGTGCAAGCTAGCTCTTGACTGCCAGTAGTTCCGTCCTCGGTTTCGTAGAATCGCAAATCATCCCAGTTGATTGTTACTGGCGGATGCTTTGCTATCCACTCTTCGTACTCTTCTTTGGTGACTTCTGTGTATGGGGCCTGCTTGTAAGTGCCGCCATCATAAGGCAGAAATGAAACACCACTGAGAGTATCGAAGTTCTCATAAACCCACGCTCCGACTTCCATCCACTCGTGCTCTTTAACACTAATCGTAGCGCTGGGTTTGTGTTCACACCAATTCTCTTGGAGAGTTTTCCAAAGATTGAGTGCATCAATCGCTGTTTGCTTTTCACGAGTAAGGCTGCCTTCAGGGCTCTTGATGGGGAAATAAAAGACCGTGGTGGTATCTGGTTTCATTACACACGGTTCACAATAAACTCCTTGATCTTTGAGAAACCGTGTAATAGGGTCCTTGTTATCCGCTCGAACAGTTCGCAAATAGTAATCGCTGTGACGAGCGTGAAGACCGCTAGAGCTGTTAACAAGCTGACTAACAGTACCACTAGGCTTAACACAGGTAATAGCAGCAGAGGTGTTAATTCCCAATTTTTCAGCCCACAATACATTTGTTTTTATCGCGGTATTTCTTAAACGACGAAGTATAAGAGGGTTATTCAAAAGTTTAATGTTGTCACAAATGCCGGTGAGGCTGACCCCAAGGAGTCTCTCTTCTTCACAATTATCCTTCCACTTTTTACGAAGGTATTTGAAGTCAGTAAAAGTAGATTGGATAGTTCCTAGGATAGTTGCAAGACGAACCTTGCGGGCAAGGGACTCGAACGTATCATTCCGTCTTACGACAACCTCCGAAAGATTGCAGAATTGAAACGGTCGTAGGATAATTTCGGAACACGGATTAGTTCCAAAATCCCATTCTGCATCACGTCGTCCATTACGAGCCGCGATATTCTGACAAGCGTAACGACTGAAAAATCCGGGCTCTCCAGATTTGCTGTCGTAAAGCTCCTTCCACTTCTCCATAAAGAAGCCAATATCGGGCCGCCTATTTTCGTAGACGGCGGAATTATTGGCAAGGGCTCGTTGAGGATTGTCAACCCACCAAGCACCAAACTTGGCCTTGCTCATCCGATTATCGGTGCAATCAAAAAGGCTAATCATTGCCGAACGGCGAACACCGCCTACGACAACAACGTCAGCCACCTTACAAAGGATGTCGTGACATTCTATGGACGTAAGGCGCCTTCCAGCTGCGCGTCTAAACACCTCAACACAGAACCTAAAGAGGTTTTCGAGGGGTTCGGGCCCTGAAGCTCGACCTCCAAAAGTCTTGAGGCGCGCTCCCGCAGGTCGAACCCGTGAAGTGTCCCATCGAGGAATCTGACCCGCAATTAGCAGTGAGATGAGCTCCCGAAAAGCTTTGGCCCAGCCTTCTTTGCTATCTTGAACGACAATGGTTGTGTCGGTGTTTTGGAAGTTTTCGCTAATTTTGGGAAGTTGGTTGATGTATTTACTCTCCACACTATAGCCCACCCCAGTCCCACACATGAGAATATACAGGGTTTCATCGAAGGAACGGGGGCTGTCTACGGGAAGGTAGGCACAGTTGTAAGCGGCTACGTTACAACGATCAAGGGCAGGGCCTGCCGTCATAAGAGCCCGCATGCTGGGCATGACTTCCAAATTGTAAATGGCGTTGTAAAGTTCATCTCTAATCTCTGGTGTAAGAACATCAGAGCCAACTTTGTTTTGATAATAATTGACAAGACGCTCTACAGTTTCATCCCAATTTTCCCGGCGCTTTTTATCCTCAAGCCATCGAGCGTAGCGGCTCTTATGTACGAACTCTTCGTAGCTGGAGGGGAACGGGCTATTCGGCATTAAGTTTACTCTCCTTTCAGAGTCTTCTGAATGGCAGCGTAAAAGGACTCCAAAAACTGATCCCAAAAATCTCCGTCATGCAAAACTTTGTCCACGAGCATAACTTCTATATCCCCGTTAAGGGGCAGGACTCGCTCCTCATTTTCCCCATAATAAACAATCAACTCTTCTGCATCAGGGTCAAGAACAAGGACAATAGCAAGGGATTCGTTCAGGCCCTCGTCTTCATCAAAATATCCGTAATCTTCCTGTTCATCAGAGGCGGGCGTAAGAACAACAATCTTTTCATCATATTCAGTATTCATCATAATCATCAATCTCCGGTGGAAAATAAGGTTTATTTCTTTTGGGCTTAATACGCTGCCGATATTTCTTAGAGGCGAGGTCCCGAGCTATCTTGTTACGGCGACGCTGCTTCTCATCCAAATATCTACGCTTCATTTGGCTAGTCCCGCATGATAGATTTTTCCTCTTTATCGGTATTTGGCTGTAGATAATAACAGCCGTTAATGTAATCTACAATGTCCTTGGCCTCCTCTGACGTCATTGCCCAATCATCTAGCTCCTCTTGCTCTCTGAGAATCAGTTCAAGCCTTGCGAGGGCGTTCCAAGCGGTGTGGGCAGCATGAAGAAATCCACTATCAGGGTCCAGAGTTTCTCCTTTTCCCTCTGCGACAAGGTGTCGTACCATTGCGTCAGTGTAGCGATTGATCCCATCGTCCACGTTTTGCCATCCTCGCCATGCATACTTGGTAGCACCGAAGCCGGAAACGTGGGAAACTGCCTCAATTGCTCTAGGGAAATAAGAAAGGAAGCCCCGATAGATTGGAGCCTTTCCGGCGTCATACTTGACGGACCCCGATTCGATTTTCTCTTGTGGGTCATTAGTTTTCTCGTGGGTCACTAGACCGGTCTCTCCTTGACTTTTTTTGCAGGCGCTCGAATTGGTCTTCGGTAACAACATCAATCTCTCCATCGGGCCCAAGCCAAAAGTAATAATTATTCTGCTTCGTCATAGTTTGTTGTTTCTTCTTCATCGTCATTTTCACCCTCTTCATCAAGCAAAAGTAGCTCTTTTATCTCTTTTATCTTTCGATAAACCTCGTCTTCAAAGGCAAGACAAATCTCTTCTGCGCTAATCCCAAGAAGCTCTACAAGCTCCCAACCTTCCAAACGGTCATTTATTAGTTGGAACAACTCTTCCTTACTCATTAGGCTGAATCTTTTGCTGCGAGGTCTTGAACCAAGAACCACACGATGTGCATTGATGCCGCTGCCATTTGTAATGGCGAGTGTAATAGAATCCTCGCCGTTGAGTGCGTGTGGAGCCGCAAACAGGGCAGGTCTCCGGAGTTCTTGCAAATCCCAAAGCCGGGTGATTGGGGATGTAACCTTTGAGTTTTTCATAAACTTGTTCCGTGAGATGAACGTCGTGAGCGCAGTATTCCTCCATCTTCTTTTGCGCCGCCGCATCCCCTCGCATAACCCGGAGCCACATGTCGAAACCGTCGTGCTTAACTTTTGTGCCCAATCCTAGCTCTTGCGCCACATAATCCAATTTCTTTGACATGAATTTGGTGTGGTTTCGAACAAACTTGAAAAGGTCAATGTGCGAAACAGGAGCGGGGGCGGGAAGCTCGTTCTTGATAAAAGCCGCCATAAGATGCGGGAGATCAAACTTGGAGCCGTTATATGTAACGATGGCGTCGGCCTCGTTAATTCGTTCAAGAACCTTAGACAGCATTCCTACTTCGCCGTGCTCCCACGTAGAAAAGACGACGGGCTTTTTTTCGTAATTCCATTTGGTTCCTATGCAGAGGATACCATCAGGCTCGATAAGTCTTTCATTAGGAATGCTTTCCTTCCACATCCTCCAGACAAAGGCAATGGCCGGCTTTGTCTCAATATCAAGTGTCAATATCTTGGCACTACTATTCATTAAACCATTCCTCTGGAATTGCCTCTTCGGCCCACGGGAAACCGTGCTTCTCGGCCCATTGCCAATACATCATGGAGTTTGGGTATTTTGTGAGGCGGTTGTTAGCTCTTTGAAAAATAAGCCGTATGTCCAAGTGCGGATTATGTCGCTTAATTTGCAGCATTTTTCTTCTATCTTTTGGACCGAAGTGTCCTTTACATTCAATAAGAAGTCCATTTGGTAGTCTGAAATCGGGAATATAGCGGGCAGTTGCAACGTAATAGATAGCCGGACAGGCTGGTTCATATTCAATGGTTCGGTTGTGCTTTTTGGCGTGCTCATAAACTGCCTTTTCAAACTTACTTCTGAATTTCAATCGGTTCGTCATACACCATAATCTCTAATTCGGCGGGGGCATTTTCCTCCGATGCAAAAGAAAGAATCAACGGGTCTTCTACATACATCATTAACAATCGAAGTGAGTTAAGATCTGTCAACTCTATTTGGTCCACTTTAAGCCTTCCTCGCTTTATGTCGCTGGCCCGACAAACCAGTGCCTTTATTGGCCCTGTGTTAGTAAATTTCCAAGTCGTCATTAGCGTCTTTTATTTCAGGAACATCGGGAACCTTAACCACTTTTGTTAGAAATCGAGGACCGTTGCTATACAGAAAGGTTCGGAGACCGGGCCAACATTGCTTCTTATAGGGGCAATAAGAACAAGCGGTTCCAAGCTTGCGATTACCGCTTTTTCCATCGGGCTCATCGTCGTAGCACCGTTCCGGTGGTTCATCCTTGGCTACGATAGCACGAAGGTGAGCGATGCGTTCAACAACGTTGAAATCTTGGATAATGCTGTTGGAAAGGGGTGTGACACAAATATCGCCACTAACTTTGTTGAACGCGATCCAAGCCGCATCTTTACCGGGATTAAGAACGCTAGAGTAACTGGAAAGCTGCGCTACGTAACCGAAAGGATCGTCCTCTAGAATCGTATTCTTTTCGAATTTCTTATAGCTGTGAGGGGAAGCTGATTTAAGGTCAACGACTGTTCCATCAATAATCGCGTCAATGTGCCCTTTGACACCGTCAACCTCAATCTCTTCTTGAGTTCTTTCGACAACATGGCCAGCCTCTTTTGCGAGGAAAAGGATGAGTAGTTCAATTACATCTCCATAAAGAAACTTGAAATAAACCTTTGGAGACAGCTTTTCGGCCTCGGCATTCTTAGCCTGATACCAAAATTGTCGATCGGGTTTGCCAAGGTTCGACATTCGAAATGGGTCATTGTTTTGACGCCCCCTCAGCCTTTCGCGAAGAAGCTGCTTAAATTGTTCTCCCGCCCACTCTACGTTTTCTTCGTTAACTACATGGTCGGTGTCAGGGTCAAAAAGAGCAAAAATATCAGCAGGGAGATCGTTTAAATTAGGCGTCACTTTTTTGTTGCTCCGGTAAACGAAAACTCCACTCTTCTTCTAGAGGTTCAATCTTTGTGACAAGCTTACGTAGGAAGTTACCTTTTTCAGCTTCTTCAAGAGCATCGTCAATTGAAGAAGTAATCGGAACAGAGACGACTACAAACCCCGTTTCTTTTTGAGTTACTAATCGTTCAAATTGCAGTCGAACATTAATTTTTCTCATAATTATCAAGTTATTGTTATTGTTATAGTTGAGGTGAGCAGTTTATTGACTTGCTCAGGTCTCTTATTGCTGTTATCAGTCGATGGGGATTTCGTCGTTCAAGAGTTCGTCGCTAACCGGCTCCGGAGCCTTGGGCGCACGGCCTGCGAGAAGGGCCAGTTGGCGTTCCTGTTCCTCTGCACTCATGGCGTATTCATCATCTGGCGGAAGAGGGCCTTCCTGATTGTTCGTATAGGGAACGAGATCGAGAACCCGAATAGTCCGTGGATAGACCCCCTTAAATCGGCCCCTGCCATAGTCAATTACAACGAATGTTACATCTGCTACCGTTCCATTTCCAAGGAGAACGTTCTGCGGCCATTCCTTGCCATTGATGGTGATAACACGGATGGGCTTATTCGGAGTGCCGTCTGCCTTAAGAGCCTTCTGCTTGAAGGTCATAAAGGCCTGACCATCGTAGCGGAGATTGCCCTCGGCGTCTTCTTTGGTGCGGAGACGGTCTCCTACGCCTAGACGCCGCAATTCCCTAGCGGCATTTTCTTGGTCATTGGGAATGAAATCAAACCGCCATTCCTTTCCGTCCTTGGCGTAGTTGTCAACGGGGTCACCAAGAACCTTGGCATACTGAAGCTTACCACGATAAACAAGAGTTGTAACATTACGAGCAGGCATGGTAACAAGCACTTCCTTTCACATCACATTGCTAGTTGATAAAACACAGAGAAACAGGGTTCCTTTCCCCTTCTCTATACGCATATTATACCAGAATCGAGGGTCAATGTCAAGAGAAAAATTAATGGGTCTCTGCCCACGTTTTCCCTACCTTAAAGTCGCAGGCGATGGGGACTCGATAATTGAAAGCCTCCCCAGCTCTCGCAAAGCATTCAGGTAGAATTTGGCAGAACCTCTCTACGTCTTTGTTGGCTACGTCATATTGGTGCTCATCGTGAATGTCTCCTACTTTGATAACGTCTAATCCTTCTCGAACACAAGCTTGCCGAATATAAACGGCCGCTTGCTTCATTATTCGGTTTTCATCTCCTTGGAGAAGGTATCCGAGTCTTGTATGTTTTTGGCGGACGATAATGGGAGTCCCGTCGCAAAGCACAATTCTTCCAGTTCTCTCCACCTGTCGTTCAAGGTCATCAAGTAGACGTTCAAGTCCCGGGAAATTGACAATAAAGCGGCGTTTAAGTTTTCGGCCATCTGCCGCCGTTCCTCCAACGACTTGCCCGATTTTTGCATCCCCTGCTCCCAAAAGGAAAGCGTAGATGAAAGTTTTTGCTGTAGGACGATCTCTAAAACCGCCAATTTTTTGGTTGTAAGTGTGTGGGTCTCCATTGACCACGGCCTCCGTAAATTCAGGGTTGTTAAGATAATGGGCGAGGACTCTTAGCTGTATGCCCTTGGCGTCTACACCAACAAGAGAGCGAGTGCTAGGGTCACTACAAGTCCAAAGATTGCGAGCTTCATAAGTAAAAGCTCCTTCTTCCCCAAGAAGCGGCGAACCATCCGGAGCACGTCGGACGGCTGGAATATTAGCAGTGTTAGGGTTGGAATGGCGATAGCGTAGAGTGTTAGCCAGCCATAAGCTACCATGAATTTTCCCCGTTTCGTGATTGTAGGCTTCCATCCATGTGTTTAGCATGGTGGCTCTAGCGTTGTATTCAATCCATTTGGCAATTAGCTCAACTTCTTTCTTGCCACTCTTTCGCACAAACTCAACAAGCGAAGGAACAAGGTCACCTTTGTCCGTGACTTTGGCCTGCCCATTTGGATGTGTTTTAGAAGGTTTGGTAAACTCTTCTGGAACCCAGCCTAGCTCCAACAGTTTTTCTCGGCGCTGATCACCACTAGCAAGGTTAAATTCTACATAATCATAAACATTGTAACCTCCTTCGTTGTTTTCTTCAATCTTGGGATATTGCTTTTGGTGTTCAAGGAAAGCCTTGGTGTAGGAGCCGTCCTTTTTTCGGGCATTCTTGTAGGTCTTGACAATCTTGAGTTCGGGGGGCCAATAAGTATAGATTTCGTTCTTAAGGGACTCTAGGATACTATTAATCTTGGCATAGAGTTCAAGGCAACCTCCGAAATTGAAAGCAAAGCCATCTCTTTGCTGCTTTTTAATGAGATACCAAGACTTGTGCTCTAGGTCTATGCCCCTTTCAGTAAAACCCTCTTTTATCATCCTCGCTACAAGCAACTTGTAGCTACGAAGACAGATAAGGGTGTCTTGGCGGCAATAGACTAGCATCCTAGGGGAAAAACGAGAAAAGTCGTCATGCTCAAGCTTGGGCATCTTGAGGCGTTGGCCCCAAGCTTCTAGAGAATGACCGCCATCAAGGGAAGGATTGTAGAACATCGACATCAACATTGTGTCGATGCAGGCTCGTACGGGAATGCGAAGGTTTAGAACCTTGTTTAGGGCAAGGAGATCGTAGCCGAGGATGTTATGGCCTATGAACCTTGTATTCGGGTCCTGAAGCTTTTCTTTGAACCACTCTCGGATGGCGTTGTGGCCTACGAGTTCAATGGTTTCGTTTGTTTTGGCGTTTACACAAACAACACACCAAATCTGTTGAACGTTTGGATATAGGCCGTCCCCCTCAATGTCAATAGCCCAGTGCTTGTCTGTTATGTTTAGATACAAAGGCTATTACTCCCACGGTCTGTCAAAGTCGTGAATGGTCCCTCCGCTTTCAAAGATTTGTGCCTCTACGGGGTCGAGTTCTATAAGCCTTGCGGTGTCCTTGTTATACCAGAGGTAGCTACAAGGTCCGGTAAAGCCACAGAAGCGGTTCTTTTCAACCGTAACCCTAGTAACGTTACGTCGCCATTCGTCAATATCTGTTTTGTTTCTTTCGAGGCGAAGCACAATGTTGGCAAGCTGCTCGACGCCAGCCGTGCCCCTGATCTGGCCTTGACGGTTTGTGTGGATGACGGCAATAACGGCAATATCAAGCTCCATGCAAAGCGTTTTAATCTTTGTGGAGATTTCGTCTAGTTGCTTGCGTTCATCCCCGCTTTGGTCAGACACAATGATGCTGAGGTGATCGATAACGATGTATTTACAACCAAGGGCTGACATGTGCCTAATTTTGTTGATTACGGCATCAACAGCGTTGCTACCAAAGTGGTCCCAAATAACAGCACGGTCGTTGTTAAGAACCTCGTCGTAGGCCGCTCGTAGCTGTTCGGGATCACGCTCAACGTCAGGAAGATGATAAGGCGTGCTATTATGTATAGACAGGAGACCCAAAGCAGTATCGCCGTTAGGCTCCTCAAAATGGAGAAATCCAACTCCATAGTTTCTTCTCTTTACTTCTTCATCCGTAAGGAGCTTGTGCTCAATGTGCTTGAGGAATGAAGTCTTTCCTACTCCAGTATCGGCCGTAACCACAACAAGCTCGGAGAGGCGAATACCGTAGGTCATCTTGTTGAGGCCTTCGAAGGGATAGGGCGTAGAGAAGTGATCCTTACGCTCGATAATCTCTGCCCACATCTCCGAACCTAGCTTGAGGCCGTCAGGCTTGTAGACAGGGGCTTGCCACCATTCCCTTACGAATTCGGCGCTCTTGCCGTTCTTGAGGTAATCGTTGGCGTCCTTGTATTCTCGTAGAGTGAGAACCTTGACCTTGCCGAGAGGAAAGCCAAGGTTGCAGACTTCCTTGGCAGCCTTGCGCCCGGGTTCGTCGTTGTCAAAACAAAGGACAATGGTGTCGAAGCTGTTGAGGTATTCAAAGGCCTTCTTGCAGTCCGTAGCGGCGCTAGAAGCCCCATCTACGGAGACAGCAGGGTATTTGCCCCCAAACATCTGGTGGACGGCCATAGCGTCCTCGTAGCCCTCTGTGACGGTTATAAACCGCCCTCCGGGTGGAAAGAGTTGCTGGCCAAACAGAGGAAGGGCAGCGTCTTTGTTGCCCTCAAAATAGAACGGAGCGCCCTTGCTGCGGTCCTTTTCTCCCTTTTGGACACGGACCTTGTTGGCTACGTGGTTACCATTGCTGTCGAAGCGAGGGCATTTGGCAGCAAAGTCGTCATTCTCCGTGCCTACTCGAACCTTGTATTTAGCAATGGTGTCTCGATTTAGGCCTCTCTCAGGCCAAGCTCGGAACACCTCTGGAATAGGAGTAAGTTCTCTCTTTATCTTGTGCGGTGACGGCCCCGGTACGGCTGTAATCATGCTCTTCCCTAAGTTAGTGATATAGAGTTGGGTTTTAGCAGGTGGTAGGTTTGTGCCACATGAGAAGCAATGACCCCATCCGTTAGATTGGACATGGAAGGCATCACTGCTATCACACTGGGGACAAGGGAAATATCGGTTGGTCATAATTGACATTCTCATCGTCTATAATACCGAACAAGGACATATCAAACTTAATTCTCCTGTGCTCGGAGTAAGAAGACTCGGGTTTGTAGTTGATAACCCTCTTCTCAATAAGAGACCTTACAAAGTTCTCGGAGATGGTAATGTCGTAGGTGTCTATGTCCATTTGGACTTGACAAATCGATAAATCAAACCTATTATAGATGTAGGGGGATGCTTCTGGCCATACTCCTACTATGAGTTGTGTCCTATAGTCTTTGCCATAGTTGAATACGGCATACACACCTTCGAAGTCTGCATCATCTTGTTCGTAGCGACTGCCCTCTATGGGACCCCCCTCGGTGTAGTTGCCTGAACCCATCCGTAGGACTAGTTCATCTATGACCTCGTAGGCGTGCTCTGGACTACTACAATTGAAAAAGAAGTCGTAATCCTTGGCTTCCCTATCAAAGATGAAGTCTCGTAGACAACCACCAGCTAGAATAGGTCTAGGAATAAGGTCACTACCATCAATGAGTTTCTTAACTGCCTCTACCCTATCCTTTATACAAGCTGCTAGGACACGGTGTAGAACAGGTTCCTTTCCCATAAACTCTAGATAGACCTCCTTAACCCCCCCAATCTCTCTACGTATATTATACACCAGTTGGGTGGGTTTGTCAAGCACTTTTTTAGGGGTATAGGAGATACCTAGGGTTTTCAAGAAGTTAGTAAGGGTCTCTGGTTCTGTGGTCATCGCCCTCTTCCTCTTCATCATTCATGAACTCGAAGGCTAGTTGCCTGTCGATTTCTTCCTCGGTGTCGTCGTTGAATACCGCTTCGATTTCTTCTAGACACCTAGTGCACGGGTCCCAGTCCTTGTGCTTTGGGTTCCACCTGATTTCTGAAGGCGTTAGAATGGCGTTACAAATATAGCATCTCATGTTATTTTTTCTCCTTATTGTTATGATTATTGTTATTGGCCTTCTTTGGGAAAGAAGTCTGCGTAGTCTTGTAGGGTTTGACCCTCAAGGCCGGGTGCTGAATTGATTTCGAGCACATAGGCGCGGTCTTGCTTGGCGTTATATATAACATCTACAGCGCCAAAGTCAAGCTCTGTGCATTTATTGAATACGATTTTTGCCGCATCAATTACGCATTGAGGGGGATTTACATTTTCCCGTGCATAGATAAACCCGTTAGCGTGATTACGGATTTGCCAGTTAGGGTTTTCTACGTCCAGTCGGCGCCGCTTCTGCTGCACGGAAATTATGATAGATTCTTCCCGCGGGGGGCGAAAGGGGTAGCCAAGATGAATGCGGTATTCGTCTTGTTTCTTTATGTATTTAGTGTAGAGAGGAGCGTCAACCAAATCGTCACGGCTATTGGCAATAACAATGCCTCGGCCGGAGTGAGAGTTGAGAATAGTTCGGCAAACGATTGGAAACGCTTCATCTGGAATATCCTCTTTGTTTGTCCAATAGGGGGGAATAAGATTGCCGAGACCTTCGGCAGTCACTCGTTCAAAGAATGTTAGCTTGTTTGTTGTTGCTTCGAGAGCTTTGGGATGGTTCAACATGAACCGTAGGTCTATGTTGGGGGGCGGGTTTGTGTTTCCCCAATTTATACAGAAGTCGTCTATGGTGTTACGAAATCGACTTCCTTCTAGCTTGACCAGTTTAGCGCCTAGCGCATCGGCCAAAACTCTGGCAGAACGGGAACCTCGTTTATACGGAACAATTCTTATTCTTCGTTTTCTTGGCATGACAGTGTTTTCTTTTTTTATTTTTGTTGTTATAGATTAATTTGGGCGTCTCCGTGCTGTGTCTTTCTCCGGTTATTGAATGGGTTGGGGATTGGCTTGCTGTTGATTTTTTCTAACAAAGCGTCCCACGGAAACCCGTAAACGATAATTTGAATATCTCGAAAATCATTCATGGCATCAATGTTCAACATCCCGTCTCTAGTAAGTTCTTGAAAGATACGCTCGGTTGTTATAGGACCGAGGTTGGCAAACTCCAATACTTCGCGCAGAAGATTTTCCGGCCCCAACTCTGACAGAGAATAGCCAAGGGCTAGTGGGTTTTGAAAGCGTTCAGCAGCGTAACGCACAATGGCGTTACAAATCTTAGTCCACCATACGACTTTATCGGGACCATTCGGGGGCCCGCCTGCACGAAACTCAAGGGAGCCTTGCTCAAAAAGAGGGAGAATGTTTAAGGCTGTATATTTGAGATTTTGATTGTTACGGATAGTTGGAATATACCCTTTTCTCAAATAGTTCAGCCACGCCTGCAACATGCTTTCTTCGTCTCTTGTGGACAAACAGAAATGATTAGAAACCCTTTCAATACCGTTCCACCTGATAAGGCATGTTTGAAATGTGCACCACAGCGCAATGGCGGAAGTTACTTGATTGACTTTCAAATCGGAGGCGTTAACATGCACATGAGTAGAGCACCGATTGGTGTTTTTGATACGACAATCGGGCAATTGAGCAAAGCGGGAGAACAGGCCTTCTACCATCTTTCGGACTTCTTTGATGGGAATGGGCCGGCTAAGAACGTATTCGACACCACCATTACGCAAAGAGCCGTCAGCAGTAGCTTTCCAATAGGCCCCGTTAGAAGCTACGATACCAGCTATGCTGCCGCCCGAAGGCAAATTAGCCCCTTCGATTTCTAACTCAAGGCCAACATCTCCACCTTTTACAATTTTGCCAGTATAACAAGGTTGGTTGATTTGTTGACCGGGGACCAGCTCAGGCTCCTTACTAGCGGCTTGGCGATAACGATAGAGAAAGGTCATTTCTAAAACTCCTTGATTTCAAGGGGCAGAATGTCTTTCGAAGCTTCGATGTCCTCAAGATAAAACCTACTTGATTTTAGAAGGTATCCTGTTTTTGTGTCTGGAATTAGCATAATTTGCTGATCTTTTCTATAAAGCCAACAAAGCCCTTTGGTGTCTTTGCACAAGGCAAATTTTGGCGAAAGGGCTATTGAGCCGCCGTCTTTCAAAGCCAGAAAGGCATCCTCAAAGGAAGGGTATTGATTGGGGTCTTTGTAAAACCCGCACGCATATACCATTCTGACATTTATTTCTCCTGTAGATAACCCTGTGCCATCAAACAAATAGACCTGAGTGTTATTGGTGCAAAAGCCGTGCAAACGACTTCTGAGGGCCCTCCTACGAACGTAAACAGCGCCTACATACCTATTGTATTGGAGACTTACGTCTACATTTAGCCATCCGAGGGGCGGCAATTTTCTGAATTGATGCCATTTTGGATCTCTCAAAAGAGCTTTATTTATAGTTTGAAAGTTTTCTACAGGTCGAAAGTTGACAAAACTGTCCCGAACGTCTTCTACATATAC